TCAAAGTTATCATCATCTATACACTTTCTTTGAGATAAACTTATTTGTTCTTCTAAATAAGTTCTTATTTCTTTGAAGGCTTCAGCCTTTGAGAGGCTTCTGCCTTTATCTGATTTCAAATCCATATAAATATTATACCATAAATTTATAAAAAAGTCAAGTAATTACATACCTTCGTTTAACTGTTGGTTAAGCATTTGCTCTTCCATTGAAGGTTGTTGTGCTTGACTTTGTAAATCTTGCTGTATTTGCATTTTAAGTTTCTCTTGTTCTGCTCCCTCAAATAACATAGCGTTATCTTTAATGAAGTCATACTTTTCAAAACCCATATACTCTTCTACCATATTAGCAAGTTTCTTAGCTGAAATGTGAGGAGCAATAACTTGTCCAATAGGACTATTAAATACACCTAACATATTCTGCATTAGTTGTGCTCGAGCTGCATAATGTCTAGCACCTATAGGTCTAATCTTACCTTTAGCTGTTAGATCTTCTTTAGTAACAGATAAGAAATCCTGTACACCAAAGTCGTCATCCATAACTTTAGCAAGTTCAGGAACATTAATGTTACGTTGTGCTAACTCTAGCATTGTATTAAGAACAGGTTCTAGGAACTCTGTTTCAAATTGATTAATTTTATTTTGGAAGATACGTGATGCTGCATTCTGTAACTGTTGTACTTCAAATGCTGTCTTCTCACCTGGAGTTCTAAATCCCATAGCTTCTTTAGGAGCTCCTGCCATTTCTTCCATAACGTTTAATATAGCTGCAATCTCATTGTTAACTTGGAATGCTGCTGCATTAGGTGGCATAGCCTGTACATCACCATCTTCTGGGATATGAATAGTTTGTTCTGGACCCCATGTAAATGGTTCTACATCACCTATAATTTTAAGTGGTGGATGTATAGTAAGATCTAAAGCATCAGCTTTAAGATTCTCTAAGTGATCTATACGATATTGTAAGCCTACTAAGTTATCTAGTGGACCCATAGCATATAAATTATCAGGACGTTTTCTCCATCCTACATGATGTTTACTATCACGAGCTATGTATGATGGGTTATCTTTAACACGTAATACATAACTTCTATCTAAGATAGTAATAATTTTATTCTTATGTAGTTTCTTTTCAACAGTATCATAGAAGTCGCCTTCAAACTCTAAGAGTTCTACATAACCTGATTGATAATACTCTTGTAAAGTACCAAAGCCATCAACAATAAATGCTTCTGCTTTGTTAATATCTTCAATCTTAAACTGTGATAAACTATTTCTAATATCTAAAGCTTTATCTAATGCACCTTTATCATAGTCTAATGTAGGATTTTCTTCTACATCTGACATAAGTTCACCAATAGATTTAACATAGCGAGTAAACTTAGGTGAGTCTTTAAAGCTAGGAGCTGTAGGATTAATTACAATATCAAATGGTGATATACGTACTAGCTTAGGACCATTGTATGTAGTAATAGATTCACCTGTAACAGGATCTATATGTGATTGATGAACATAAGTAACATCTGCAAAACAGTTACCATAGTCAATATAATCTGCTACAAGTTGTGAAACTGTTTCTTTAAACCCTGACTCTTTAATTTTAGTTTTAAGATAAGCTTCAATAGCTTTACGTTTAGAAATAATACTATCATCTAAAGTGGCTCCCTCCCACTTCATCCAATCGTCATTAGGAAATAAAGCATCCATGTAATTAGCATGGAGGTTATCTCTAATCTGTGTTAGTTTAGGTAATGTGGTTTTATTTTTCCAAGGTAAAGAAGAATTAGAAGTTGTTGTAGTATCTGTTGCAAACAAATAGTTACGTAACTCTCTCCACTCTGCTTCTTTATTTTGTCGTTGTATCCACCATTGATTATACAAGTGAGCAAGGTTTCTTGCCATTGTATCTGGATTAATTGCTTTTTCAAATTGTGCTACTTTACCTGCCATATATATTCCTTAGTAAGATACTCCCCCAAAACGAGAGTGTGTTAAAACATTAGAAGACATCATACTAACTCCATTACTTCTTTGTCTAGGTACTACAGAGATAGCTATAGCGTTTGCTAGTGCATCTTTAACGTCATCATGAGGTGGATGTACCTGTGAAAGTTCTTCTTCTAGTACTTGACAATTACCACCTTTGTAATGCCACATTTGTTGATTGTGATACTTAGGTTCGAGTGTAGCATTAATACGTTGTCTCTTATCACCTAAGTGTCTAGTAGGTCTATACTCATCAATGACTAATGGAATACCATTAGGTTTAAGATAACTATCTTTAAGTTCTTTTACAATAGTTTGTTGAGCTACTGTAACCTCAGCTCTTAGTTTTCTAAAACCCCACTTTTCCCAAGCTCTAAGAATATGATCATAGTAATCTACAATACGATCTGTCTTAAATCTATCTATGTCTAATACATAATAGTTAGCTTGATGATCAACACCTACTACAACTAAAGCTGTACTGTCAGCTTGTTTACGTAGTGAGAAAGCAAAGTCAATAGCTGCAAAAACATTTAACTTACGATCTCTAATGTACCAGTCTCCTTCTCGATTCTGTAATACAGCTCTATCAAAGTATTGAAAGTTATCATTGTCTATGTTAGCTGCTTCTGAGTTATTAGGATCATTATAATACTGAGAGTAAAACTGTGTAACGTCTACATACTTAGCTTTAATTCTTGCTAACTCTTTAGCATCAAAGCCAAATGATTTACCATCAGATCTTTTTTGTTTAGCCCAAAGAAACTCACCATTAGTTTCTACGACTCTTTGAAATAATTCATAAACATTTTCTTCAGATTCTAATTCACCTTCGTCATTATAGATCTGTTCTTTCATGTTTACCATAGTGTCATAAATATCTCTAGGATGATAACGAGTACCAACAACCCACTCAAAAGCTCCAGGGTTTTCAATAGAAGCAAGTTGCGAGTAAGCCGAGGAAACTTTTTCTCTACCATCTTCTGTATACGCATTACCTGGCACAACAATATCATCAAGTACCACAACATCGGCATGAAAGCCAGTAGTATTACTAGTAAGACCAACAGCTTTGACACTAGCATCACGAATACCCTCTAGCTTTCTTTGTGGATGATCAACAGCTATTTCAGCTACTGCCCATTTTTCTCTCTTACCTTCCTCTTCATGGATCATATCTTTCCAGTATCTACGATAGATAGGGCTATCTATAATCTGTTTAATTGCATAGAGTTGTTTCTCTGCTAAGTCTGCTGTAGCTGATACATATAGTATAGTAGTTTCAGGATGCTTAGTTAACCACCATGCTGTACGATAAGCTATTAACTTTGACTTCATGTGTCCACGAGGAAGTAACACTAGTTGGTTTTCTTTAGCACCTTGCCTTTGCCACCAAGATATTAACTCTTCATGTACTGCACCTACCATTAAATGAGGTGCTACTAGTCGTATAAAGGTCAACAGGTCTGCTTCTGCTGCCTCTCTGATTTGGTCAATCTGACTCATTATTTTCTCTTTTTAGATTTACCTGCTTTAGATAATGCAATAGCCACTGCTTGTTTCTGAGGCTTACCTGCTTTAATTTCTTTTCTAATATTAGCAGATATAGTTTTTTTAGATGTACCTTTTTTAAGTGGCATTATTTCTTTTTCTTTTTACCCCAGTTATTTTGCATATCTTTATATGCTTTAGCACTAACAGTAGATTTCTTTTTACTTCTGCTAGTACCTGCTTTTTTTCTTTTGTTTATATTTTCTACTAAACTCATTACCATTTCACCTTATCTGCCCAGTAAGCTGCTGACATTTTACCTTTAGCTATGTTCTTAGCATGCCTAGCTTTAAAAGACTTTTGTCTATTCTTTTCTTTTTCTGTAGTAGGATTAGCTCCTGCACCTTTTTTACCTTGTTGACCAAAGCGAATAAGCTTTACCTTATCCCCTTCTTTAGCTACAACAACATGTGATTTAGTAGGATGACCAGGAGTCTTCTTAGGTTTATTATAACCTGATACACCTGCTCGTTCTAGTCTTGGGTCCTTTGCCATTCTCTTACCTCTCTTGCATATTCAATTTCATTTATAGTTACTTCTTCTACAATTACTATTGGTTTCTTAGTAGCACAGCTAGTTAATAATAATGCTATAAGTAAGTACTTCATTAATTAGGTTTAGCTAATTGTCCACCAAAGTAAAACTCTACAATCATAGTAGCCCATTGAAAGATCTCATCAAACTTATAAAGACCTTTAATTGTTGTAAATGTTTCTCCACCACCAATACTAAATAAACCTAAAAAACTAAAACCTTCTGATGTAGATCTAACTACTGTATCAACACCAAAGATTCCTGCTAGTGGATATATAGCTACTAAAGATAATATAACTAATATAAGTATACGTCTATTCCATGCAGCAAATGGAGACTCTTGCATTGATTGTTCACGTGCTTTATCTATTTGATTTGATTTAGCAGTAAACTGAGCCATCATCATCTTCTGTTGTTCATGTGCTTGTGCTGATTTAATAGCAGTTAACTTAGCAACAAAGCCAAGTGCTATTGGAATTAAGTGTTGTAATAATCCTAGCATATTAATACTCCAGTGGGTTAGTAGAAGCTTTACGTAAGGCTTTCATCTCTGCACGTAAACCATCTAAGTTAGCATTTACTTCTGAACGTACACTCATTAATGTAGCTTCTACTTCTCTTTGATTACCTCTAGACTCAGCAGCTACTTCTCTTGCTAAAGCTAAAGCATCACTAGCTTTTTCTTGAGTAGTTATAGCACGTTCCATAATTTCTATAATACGACCTTGTTGACTATTTAATTTAAGTTCTATCTCTTTAATTTTAGATTCATCGTATGAATTAATTACCGAGACCATATCGTTGTAAAGGGTGATTCCCATGTAACTGATACCACCTATAACGGGCAATACTGTTAAAACGATCCCCAATATCATCTGATTGGATAAAGTCAAAGAGAAGGTTTTGTTCTTTTGCGTAGTCATCAGTAGTTCCTATATAGTCTTCTAAAGGTTGAGTATAAATGTTATTCGATTGTTCCAAAGTTTTCAACATAAGCACGACTCCAAACCCTGGCACTACTTCCTCGTTCTCTTTTGTCTTTGGAGCTTGAGGCTCTGGCTCTGATTCTTGCTTTTTTTCTGATTGAACTTCTGCTTGTGGCATCGCTGCTTCCTGCTCTACAGGGTTCTGTTCCAGTGGCACAGGTTCTACATTCTGTGTCGTTACATTTACGGATGTTGGCTCCGATGTATTTATAGGTGATGCAGGATTCAATGGGCTTTCTATACTTGTAGGATCTGTTGCTTTTAGACTGCACGTGTTCGATACTTGTAGCCACCCAGAGCTCAGTGGGTCCGAGTAAGGTGTCGAGCATGTTGTCAATCTTTGTTCCAATATCAAGCCATCGTAACCAGGTTCGCAACTTACTTGCCTTTCTTCATTACTTTCAAAACACGTTTGAGGAAGGGGAGTACAACTTGACGAAGTTTGTATCCAATCAGTCCAACTATCACTCGAGCAAGTGTAGTAACGAGCTTCGTTGACAATGCCTTCAGTGAAAGGATCTGTGCAGCTAATTGATCTTTGTTCAGTTTGGTCCACGCAAGTGGAATAGCTACCACAGATTGGATCGTCTGGCATATAGCTAACACACCAGTAATCACGGATTGCCACTTCTTCTTCAATGTCATAACAAGCCAATGACTCTTCATCCATGTAACCATTTGAGTCAGGTGTATACGTACAGTACCAAGCATTTGCATTACTCCATGTTAAGAGGAATAACCAGAACAAAGTTCTTGCCATATAAATCCTCAAATCGTTTAGGGTATAAATCATACCAAGCAGATCTAGCTGCTACTCCAGTAGCTCCACCAATAGGGCAAGGACTACCTGATAACTCCATAGCATTCCATACTTTAATATCTTCACACATAACAGATACGGCTGCTACTTTAAGACCTAAGTCATTTAAAACTTTTGCATATTTACGTCTTTGACATCCATCATCTTC